GCGTACTTGTAAAGGCCGGTGGCGGTTTCGTACTGCATGCGCACCGACCAGTTCGCAGTGACCTTGCCGTCGACCGTCTGAATGGCCGTGGTGTTGGTCTGAATGGCCAGAGTGTTGCCGTTCACGGACGTTTTAACCGTCTCGATGCTGGACGACAGGGCGCCGTCGGCATTGATGCGTGCAGTTTGCTCGCTGACGATGGCGGCGGCGTTTGCTGCGACGCTGGCCTCTACCACATCCGTGCGCTGGCCCTGAGCCAGGTCGCCCTCAATGAGCGCGGACTGAGTGGACCACACACCGACGTAGCTGGCCTCAGAGCCCATCAGCGCGCTGTCATCACCCTGGAGCGGCGGGTTGACCTGCAGGTAAATGCCGTCGACCCGCTGCGCCGTGGTGGTGACCTTGCCGTCGAGCGTGGTCACCGTGGCCTTTAGGGTGCTAAGCCCGCTGGCCGTGGCGGTGACTCCGGTGTCAGGATCGGTCACCGTGGCCTTAACCGCGTTCAGCTGCGAGGCCTGGGCGGTGATGTCCTGGCCGTGCTGCGTGATAGTGGCGCTGTTCTGCTGCACTTGCGTCGAGAGCGCGTTGACCGTCTGTACCACTGTGCCGATGTCGGTCCAGTAAGTAGCGTTCGGCGGCGTGTTGTTTGCCGGAACCGGCGCCTTCGCCTGGTACAGGTGCTGGCCCACGCGAACAATGTCGTTCAGCGCGTACGCCTTGGATGGCACGTACTCCAGCGCATCCACCACTTCCCCGATCAGCTGCTCCAGCTCATCCTTGGCCGCGTCAATGCGACCGTTCACCGAGCCTGGCCCGTTTCCGTCGATCAGGTCGATCCGGTCCTTCAGGTGCTGGCCCAGGGCGGTTTCGTCAATCTGCCCTTTGATCTGCTCAAGGATCGGCCCAGCATCCGAACTGGCTTGGCCCATGACACCACTCACAACCGGATAGAACGGCCCAATGTTGCCGGTACGGTCCACCAGGCGCGCCCAGAAGAACAGGGTTGCGCCCGCCAGCAGCGACTGCATGCGGTAATCGGCCTGCGGATACGCCAAATCGGCCAGCTTGGTCGCCGCCGCCAGGTTGTTCGCCGGGCCATACCACAGCTCGGTGCGCTGGGTATCCTCGGCGCCGGCGGGGAAGCCCCACTTGATGCTGATCCCGAAGAGTTCGCTTTTGGTGGTCAGGAACGACACCGCCGGCGGCAGGCCTACCTTCCCTTGCAGGTTGGTGAGGACGGAGTTTTTCCACACCGACGAGATGTCGAACGCGCTCACCGCACGCACCCGGGCCAGATAGGCGCCCGAGTAGATGCCGGTGATGTCTACACTCGTTGAGCCCGTGCGCTGCACCTTGATCCAGTTCCCGTTGTCCTTGCGCCACTCCACGTCGTACGCGACGGCACCGGTAACGGCTGGCCATGAAATGTTCATGGTGCTGATGGCGATACCCTGGTTCACGGCATAGCTCGACGTCAGCGTGACGCTTGCCGGCGCCGGAACCACGGTGATCGGGATCACGCTGATCGGTCGCTCTTCCAAGCGCGCGCCGGTGTCGATGTGAGCGAACTTGCTCGGATCGTACTGAACCGCCGAGATCTCGAACACACCAGGCTCTGGCCGGGCCACGCTGACCACGCGGTAAAGCGGGATGGCCAGGTCGTCAGCATCCAGCGCCCATACCAGTTCAGGCTCTGGCGCAACCGAGTAGGCCACAGTAACGGTGACCTGCCGGCCGCTGACCAGCTGCACGGTGCGCCCTTCACACTTGCCGTCTGGCAAGTTCAGGATCAGGCGGTCACCGGGCTTGGCCTGGGTGTCGCGGTCCAGCTTTATGACCTTCCCATTCACCGCCGAAATGCGCCCGCCCACTGCACGGCCGGCGAGAAGCTCGTCGGCGATCGGGATCACGTAACCCGGCAGCGGGATACGCCCGTCCAGGCCGACCTTAAAGGTGACCGCCCGGTCCTTGGAGTTGGTGAGCAACGCCCACTTGCCGCGGCGCTGGGCCTCGGATTCACGCGTGCAACCAATGGCGCTGATCTCTAATGGGTTGTCACCGTAGCGCCGCTGCAGCTTCTGGTCTGTCACTGCGGTGACATCGGTGTCGTAGTTGTTCAGCGGGTTGTCGTAGCTGACAAGCGCACGGGTGTAGCGGGTACGCTCCGATGCGCTGGAATAGGTGAACTTGCCGTCGATGACGTTTGCCCGGGTGTAGGCAAAGTCGAAGTCCGTTGCGCGCGGCATATCCGAGAGAGTAAACACCTGACCCTGGGCCCAGTAGGTCATGCCTCGGTAGATCGCCGAGATATCGCGCAGCAGTGACCAGGCATCGGCTTTGCTCTGCAGGTTCAAGTTGCAGATGAAGCGCGGCTCCTGGCCACCCTTCCCGTCCGGCACCAGTTGGTCGCAGTACTGGGATATCCGGTAGAGCTCCCACTTGTCTACCATCCAAGGCTTGATGCGGCGGCCCAGGCCGAATCGGTCAATAGTGGTGATGCCGTAGGTAGCCCAGGTGGGATTGTTGGTGTAAGCCTCCTTCAACGTCCCATCCCAAATACCACTGTACGTTCGCGAAACAGGGTCATAGTTGCTTGGAACCTGCCACTTGCGAGCCTTACAGCCTACGGTGACCGCCGGAATGCTGCGGAATTGCTCGGCTGAAAATTCGATGTAGAGCAATGCCGTGTTCGGGTAGCGGATCTTCGCGTCGATCACCTCGGTGAAGCCCGCGATCTGCATGATGTCCGAAAACTTACCGGGACTATTTTGGTTTACCGTCAGCCTCGTTATGCGCATCAGCCAGCCGGTGGTGGACTTCGGCAAATCAATTCGACGGGTACGCTCGTATAGGTTAGTGGTCTTGCCATCCACCGCCTCGTTCAAAACCTCCTGATAAGCCCCGCCATCGGTTGCCAACTCGACCTTGTACTGAATGCGATAGCCGTTGATGTTGTTACTCGCATCGACAGACTGAAGCGCCGGCCAAGCGAAGCGAACGCGCACGGCGGAAAGCTGAGTGTTGCTGATCGAGCGAACCCACGGCGTGCCGCTACGCAGCTCGGTACTGATGGTGGTTTCGTTCTCAACCGACGGAATGCCCTGGATGTAGGTCTGGTCCACCGACCCGGTGCGCCACTCCCACTTAACGTTTGGGAAGTTCATGTTCCCTTGGGGATCTTGCAGGGGGGTGTTGTCGAGATAGATGTCCCGGGCCGTTGGCGTTCCTTCAAACTCGCCCTCTCCCACTGCTATCAGCATCTTGGCGATGGCGACAGAACGGAGACTGTCCGGGGCTTCTGTCGGCGTTTTCGGTTTCTCCTCGCCCCCCTTGGCGCCGTGGATGTCGATCTTGCTGTCGTCGCCCATCTTTTCCTCCAGGCAATAAAAAACCGCCTCATGGGCGGCCGCGGTGCTTCAGGTGTTGGCTACATCTGGTCTTCGGCGTAGATAGCAGCACTGATGATCGCGCCCCCCCAGCGTCGCTCGCCGATGCATAGGGGTACCGGGTTGCCGGATGCTGTGGTGTTCTTCGCGCTACCGAAGGCGTAGCCCGGTGTGTTCTCCGGCGCGGCGCTGGTCTTGAGTCCACCGGCCTGGGGGCTGAGCATTTGGATCACCCCGCCCAAAACCATCGAGCCGCCCATCATTATCAGGGCCGAGCCGAAGGGAGCCATGGTGCCGAAGCTACCACCTGTGATCACCAACCCCACAACGACAAGTACAGCTCCAATTATTGTTTGTAGAGCCCCGCCGCGCTTGTTACCAGTGATCACCGGAGCAATACGGATGTCGCCTTCGCCGGTGAATCCAAGCTCTTTTTCTCCGAGGTTTTTGGCCCCACGGAAAACCGCAAATTCGATACCTCGCGATTTTGCATTCGACAGAAACCGTTCAAAGCCTGGGATTTGAACGCAAAGCGCCTTGATTGCTTCTGCCGGTGACCGTACCGAAAGACGGAACGACCTTCCAAATTGGCGCAGCTGGCCGTATAGGAGAACCGTGGTAATGGGCTGATAGTTGATTGCCAGTGCCGCCATAAAAATCTCCAGACAATAAAAAGGCCCACCGAAGCGAGCCTTGGAAATAACTGCGTGCCTATAGACAGCCCTGAAGAACTCCCAATCTCTTATTAGCGATCCAATTGGGTAGCACTACGTAATATTTTGAGACCGAGCCAGCCCCTTCAGGCTGTACGTCTACGAAATAAGCTGAGGCCTCTGTGAACACGGTGTATCCGTTTGGTCTTCCAGCTTGAAGAGTTGCACCTGGCGTTCCGCCGAAGATTGGCTGATTCTGCCATTCGTATTGGACACATTCCGCCACGTCTTTATCTGACTTTTTTGAATGCAAAACTTTGTAAGGGCCATCCAGGCGCGCTTCGTTCATTGTGGGCGGCATACACCCCGCCAGCATCGCCACCGCCACCGCGCCTACGAACAATTTCATGGATTCACTCCTGTGGAAGAAGGCCACAAGATATCAGAAACAAAAAACCCAGCGGGATGGCTGGGCGCTCTGATGCATATGAAGGAATTTAAGGAAATCCTGCCGAAAGCCACTCGGACGAAGGGAAATATTTCCCGATGTCCTGCCTCTCGGTTTCGAAAAAGATACCCAACCCTCGGACAAGATCTGGCTGCTCCATATGCGCGTGCCCGGGCTCTAAGATGGTTAGCAGCAGGTAGGGGTTGTACTGAGCATCCCCGAGCCGACCGTAAACAAGTAGTTTGTCGGAGGTAAATCGCTGCGGGTCTTCCTCACCAGCTCTCAACCGACGCGTCCAGGCGTCCGACACACCAGGTTCTTCGAGGTGTACCTTTCTAAGGCCCATGTCGACGACGCTTTTCGGCTTCGCAAATGCGCTATCCTTCCCGAAAGTATCGCCGGGACCAATCCCACCCTCGCGCCACAGCTTAAATTCGGAAACGAGAGAAACCGCTTCCTGTCGCGGCATCAGAAGAGTGAGCTTCCTGCTCAGGATGACTGCTGTCATTTAGCGCCGGACTTCTTACCCAATTCAATCAGATAGGCGGCACTATCCTGAGCAATGTAGTCAAGCGTGGCTTGATTGAGAAAAGCAGGGCGCTGACGTGCCATCTTGCGCTCGTAGGCGCTAAGCGTGGATTTCTTTCCATCCAAACGGATGTCAGTATTCGTCATTTGATTCGCCCTACTTGGGTCGATGGTGTTTCAGCTGCCTATTCGGCTTTGTAGCTGGTGTCAACCAATTATAACGATTGCCCAACCATTTACAACCGTAAACAAGGATTCGCAACCTTTTGCAAGGATCTATTCGGATTATCATTCAGGGTTGAATGCTGTTTTGTGCCTCAGGATCAAGCGTGTTCTGTCGAGGTATGGCCCCCCGTAGACGATAATTTCGGACGGCCTGCCGTACAGGTGGTGCAATAGGAACGGGCCCGGTCCGAAGGTAGCGGAATCTTCACCAGGCAGCGCCGGATCGGCGCCCAGGTATATGCCTGCGTGGTTCGGGTGCACCGTACGGCCAACCTGCATAACGATCATGTCGCCGCGCTGTGGGCTATCTACGCGAACGAAGCCGGCAGCCTCGTAGTGTTGCTCGTACAGGCTGGCGTTCTCCGCACGCTCCCACCAACCATCCACGCGCTGGAAGGCCTCGAACTCGAGCCCCCACTCGCGCTGGTACCATTCAGCACAGACTTGCCAACAGTCCCAGGCGCCGTGCACGAACGGACGCTTGAGCAGTGGCGTGTTTCCGGTCGGCGTGATCGACCTCAAATCCCCTTCTGGCCACGACAGGATGTGCCAGGGCAAGGCAGTGGCCTCGCACATGGCCAGGTCGTGCGGTGACGGTCTGCTGGTGGCGTCCGGATGCGAGTGAACGATACCGATCACTTCGCCCAAGTCCTCCGCCCCGGCGTAGTCCTCTGGATCAAGCCTGAACTCTTCGTTCGGCTCCGTGGCGATGTTCTTGCAGGGGAAGTACTTCTGGGCGCGGCCCATGGCAAGCAACAGACCGCAGCACTCTTTCGGGTACTCGGCGGCAGCGTGCGCCTGGATGGCTGCGATAATGTGTTTGCGCATTCTTCAGCTCCGGGCAATGAGTGACACAGCGGGAAATCCACCGAATGAGTTTTCGTTGTTCTCACCGAATCGCAGCTTGCAGGACGATAGGCAGCCCTTGCATTGGTCCCGGGCGGGATCGGTCGTTGGGTTGTCCTCATCGTCAAACATCGCGGCGCCGGTATAGCCGCAGTCCGGCCCGCGGTAACCGTTGGTCATAGCCCAGTGGCAAAACGTCGTCATCTGCCGGCCGGGCAGGCCGTGGTTATCGATCTCGCCCGGGGAAGACAGCTCCCAGACCACAGCCTCGCCGTCCTCGCTGGTTTTCTGGTCGATGTACCAGATCTCCAGCGCTTCCTGGGTCGGGTCAGCAGTCGGGTTGCCCTCGGGAAAGTTCACCGCATCCAGATACTTGGCAAGCGTCTCGCGAACGGTCAGCTTGAACTTCAGCATGTCCTCAAAAGCCAGGCACAGCGCGGTGACGCGACCATTGATATTGCCTGCGGCGAACGTTGGGCGGGTTGCAGATCCGTCACTATTTGAGCCAATGCCTTCAACCTGTACGGGCCAGGCGGCATACTCGGCTCCCTGCCACCAGATCGACTTGGCGGGCAGCGACTCTTCTACCCCCTCATAGGCCAGCAGTTCCTCCGGCGTGTGCGGGATGGCGTGCCCATGGAATCTCAGGTAATCCGCGCCATACTCAGTGCCGTCGATTTCAAACAGACGAATTTCGCCGCCGGGCTCCAGCTTTTGGATGTCCGTGATCAATGCCATGCTGAGGCCTTATGGTTGAAAGGTTTGTTCGAAGGTGGCGGTCAGCGTGTAGTTTTCAGCGCCGTGGGGCGTGAGCTGGTAGCCATCGCACTTGTATAAGCCCAGATCGCCAAGCGGCGGCGTCCACAAAAAGCCTCTCGCCCCCTTATGAGCTTCGATGAAGTCCATTATTTGCTTGGTGCGCGCAGCGCCACCGAGGAAGGTGAGTGGCCACGATTGCGATTTGTTGTTGATGCCATCGCTTACCGATTGTGCGTACCCGTCACCGAAAGCCTTCGTCCTGACCCTGAATTTGGCCTGGCCCTGCGGATCAGTCCGTGGACACCAGGTGAATGTTTCAATCGCCATAATGATTACCCGCTGATTGCTCGCTTGATGCTGCCGCCCTGCGCAAGATCCTTACGAATCAACTGACGGTAACGCTGGTCAACAAAGTCGCCGAGATCCTTCCCGAACTGCTGATAGGCCGGGTCGTCGGCCGTAGAGCTGGTCGTGCCATCGCTTGCGACTGTCACGGTCACGTTTATTTGAGTTGGCACTACCGCACCGCCAGAGCCACCACCAACAGCGCGCACACCCAGCGCACCGCTCGCGGTTCTGGTCAGCGGCATAATCGCTTCCGGTCCCGCCTCGCCCATCAAACCCATCCCGCCAGCCATACCAAACGCTGTCGGCTTACTGACGATGGAGTTCGTGAAGGCGCCGCCATCGGCGAACATCTGCACCCCGCCGGACCACGCGCCACCCTTGGCTTGCGGGAAGTACGTGCTTGAATACCCGGCAGATGATGCCCCGAGGTTCGATGATGCAGCACCTGCCGAACCGGCTGCCATGCCATTACCACCAGCAGCACTGCCACCGAAGTAGCTCGCCGCTGCGCCAACCAGACTGCCCAATAGCGCCGAGCTGGCCTGCCTGGTCGCGATGCGCGCCATATCGGCGAGAATCGATTTGGTGAAATCAGCAAACGAAGCCTTGCCGGTAAGCGCGAAGTTCACCAGCGAATCTTCCATGGAACTAAACGCATTGCTGAACATGCTCTTCGTTTGGCCGGCAACGTCTTTGGCGCTGTCCAGATAGTCCTGCCATGCGCTCTTCGCACCGTTGGACCAGTCACTTTGGGCGGAGTCCATCTGCGCCCAGCCGTCCTTCATCGCTGCAACCTGCTTGGGCAGATTTGCGTTCGTCAGGTCAATTTGATCTTGAAGCGCTTTGCGCTGGGTATCGGTGGTAGCTGTTGCGAGCTCCGTCCGAAGAGACAGAACCTTGTCGTTGGTCTGCCGCTCAAGCTCCAGGCGCTCCAGATAGCGATCTGACTCCTTGCTGCCCATGCCTACCGCCGCCGCCTGGGCAGCGTACTTCTCGCGCTGATTGTTGAGCTGCCGCTCGAGATCAGCCTGGTACTGCATGGCCTCGGAAAGCCCGGACGCGGAGTTCACCGCCTCATTGAATTGACTGGCAAGCCAAGCGGTGGCCTTTCCGTATTGCTCTTTGGAAATTTTCCCGTTTTTTTCCAGTAGCGCGATCTGGCGAGTCTGCTTGCTGAACTCATGCGCTGCCGCGTTGACCGGGTCATAGGTCTTACGGAGCTGATCAAAAGCTGTTGCCGCCTCTTTGAGCTGAGACTTCAGCTTATTCTGGGCTTCCGTTGCGGACTTGGTAGTCCCGTTGAGCTGAGCGACCTGCTTGTCAATTGCTTCGATCGCACGACGGTAACGCTCGGAGTTGTCCGGATCCTTGGCCATGGCCGCAACGAGGGCCGCGCGATCCTCCTGCAGTTTATTCAGCCGATCATACGAATCGAGCAGCTTGTTGGACGCCGCTGATGTGCCAGTGAAAGCTGCTGCTACTTTTTGCTCTTGCTGCTCAACCTGCTTGTTCCCCTCGACCAGCTTTTGGTCACCCCAGCCGCGCAGCTCTGTATATGCCTTGTAACTCGCAAGACGTTCATCAGAGGCTTTTTTGGCAGCGCCGAGATCCTGGCCGAACAAGTCACCTACGAACAGAGTCGGGTTGGTTGCGAATTTGTTCAGCGCGCCCTGAGACTTGTTATAAGCATCGAGAGAGCGGTTCGTCGCCTCCTCGTCAGAAACCCCGGCAAGGTGACGGGTTTTACGGTCTGTAGAGAAGAAGGACGTGACTTGCTTCAGGTCATTCGCCATCGCGCGCAGGTCATTGGGTAGTTGCGCCAGCCCACTCGCCGCAGCCCCGGTCAATTTCACAACAAGAGCGGCAAGGTCTGCCATCCCTTGCTGGAAAGCTGGGTCTTTGACGATAGAGCGCAGGCCGTCGAGCGAGTTTTGCAGCGGGCTCATGTCAACATTTGCCAAGCCGGATACAAACTCGTTGCGCAGGCCTTCTACCTGGGCCTGAAGATCCTGGACGATCTCGTTAG